TGGTGCTCGCCGGGGTCGTGATGTCCATGCCGTCCACGACCGTCGCCGTGTTGAAATACTCCCGCAGATTCAGGACCTCGAGGTAGTCGAAGCTCGAGCAGTTCGGCGCGGCAATTCCGCCGCCGGCGAGCGACGGCGGGTAGAACGCCTCGACCTGGTACTTCCAGCGGTTCGCTGTGATAAGCGTCGCCTGCGACACGCTGCACAGACCAAGCCGGGCGACGTTTCCGCCGACCACCAGCTGCCGGGCCCTGGCGAGCCCCTGCTGCGACGCCGATACCGTCCTCGAGGCGTCGGCCATGCCCTGCATGACGTGCCGATTCGCGCCCGCGTAGAGCCCCTTCGTGAAGATCGGCACTTGGTAGGCCATCAGGGAATCGCGGTCGGTACGGGTGCGGTCAGTTCCGCCAGCTGCGCGGCGGTGACGAGCGAGCTGAACGCTGCCGTCGAGGTGTACTTCTGGTACCAGAAGATCTCGTCGGCCTGGAGCACTTGGAAAGAGCCGTAAGTCGCGCCAGGCACCAGCACCGGCTGCCCGGTTGGGTTCGGTGCCGGGATCTGCTCGAGGTGGTACCACTCGTCGTGCAGGAAGGTATGGGTGATGCGGTAGTAGTTGTCGATCGGCGCAGCTTGGAAGCCGCGGTACAGGAGCGAGCCCTGCGGGTAGCCGATGAACGTGGCGTTGTTCCGCTTGCCGACGGTGCTGCTGTACGTCGAGTAGGCGGGCTCGGCCGACGGCGTCCCGCTCGGGAGGGTGCGATCCCACCACACTTCGACCGAGACAAGGGTCTGCGGGACCTCGTATTCGCGAGGGTTGCCGTTCAGATCGACCGCCGTGCCGGCGATGTCTGTAAAGCCCGACGGTGTTCCGTTCGTTGGCAGCGTCGCGCCCGATCGGTAGAGCGCAGCCTGGCGGATGCTCGTCGAGCGGGTCACGATGCAGAATTGCCCGGCCCCGTCCTGCAATGGCCCGCGGGTCGAATAGCGAATGGTCACACGCCAGGCGTACGTCCGCTCCATGAGCGGCGTGACGGTGACCTCGCGGCTGACCAGCGTCTTGTGGTAGCCGTCATTTTCATGGATGAATGAATTCGGCCGCTGCCTCGGCTTGGACACAGCCGCCAGCATGGCGACATGCCCGGGAAACGGGTCGAGAGCGCTTGAAGGCGTCCAGGTGACCGTATACACGGCCATCAGGGAGCACTCGTTCGGGAACGCATCCAGCTGGTAGCTGCGGCTTTCCTTAAACTCATCGACGCTAAAGGTGCCCATTAGTTGTCCCTCGCCATCTTCTCAATGCCGCGGGCCGTCTTCTCGGCATAGGACATGCCCCTGGCCGATCCCATGCCGCCGGCGAGCCCCTGCCCGCTCAGGAAGTCCGATCCGAGCGGGTTGAAGAACCGTGCGATCGGATTAGCCACAGGGTTCGCAATCGGCCCGCCTCCCAGGACTCGGCCCGGATACTCGCGCAGCCGGTCGAACATCTCGGTGAAAAAGCTCTTGAAGTCCTCGGCTGCGGCCTGCGAGCCAGCCGGCGCAGCCATAAGCCGCTGTGTTTCCGACGAGATCGCCCGCTGCTTGACCTGTTCAATGGCCTGCATTTCCGACGCCATCACAGGACCGAGCGCCATGCTTTGGCGCATCTTCGCAAGCTCGGTTTGCATCTGCGCGGCCCGAGCCTGCGGCGAGAACCGGGACGCGATTTCCTGTATCTCGAGGTTGCGTCGGTCGATCTGCTCAAGCACGTTCCGCATCATGGCGAGCGCCGACGAAACGCCCTGGATTCCCGTCGCGATCGCCGTCGCGGCCGTTGCCTTGTTGATCTTTCCGAGCTGGCGGTTCACGTCGTTGACGCCGCGCACGACGCCCGACGGGTCCACCTCGGCCCGGATGACGGCTTTCATCTCCTTAGCCATTGAGCGACCTCCCGAGCTCCTGGATGCCGCTTCGGACCCATGGGAGCAGTTCGTGGGCAGGCTTGCGCGTCATGGTGCAGGCGATGCAGGAAAGCAGCCACTCGCAACGCTCGAGCGTGGTGAACTCGGTCGCGGCAATGTTGCCGGGCATCGTCATTCGGGTGGCCTCGTCTCCGTTGCGCCAGCGCCGCCGTTCGGCGGCTGAGTAGGGCGCTTCTTCGTGACCTCCGAGAGCAGCCAGTCGGACAGTTCCGCCCGCAGCCGGCCGAGGTCGGTAGCGTCGGCCACAAACGCCGATCCGTCTTCGCATTGAAGGTTTGAAGCGAACCACCACCGATCCGCGCTTGCACGGAGGTAGTCCTCCATGGTGGCCTCGCGGACCAGCACGACGCCAAGCTCGGGATGCTCGACGCGCCGCGTCTTGGCAAAGAGATGGGTCAGGTCCCGCGGCATCAGGCTTCGTCCAGGGACAGGGACCAAATGCCGGGCCCGGTGCCATCGTCGGTGCGCGAAGCGCTAGTGATGTGCCCGGTGATCGTGTATGCGACCGAACCTTGGTCGGTGTAGGTCAGCACGACGCTTCGGTTGACAGCATCTGCCAGGCTGGTCGGGTAGATGTGCGTCCGGAGGCTGTTGTCGGTCGTGCTGTCCTGGGCGAGCATCTCAAACGTCGCCGTCCTGCGGATGCGACCGGGCGCACGCTTCTCGCGGAAGTCTGTAATGGTCGTGACGTCAAGCGATGCGCGCTCGAACGATACGGATACGTTCCGCACCGGAAATGTACTCGCGCCGCCTCCGTTGAAGTTGAGCGTCCCGGTTCCGCCGAATCCAATGATCGTTGCCATGGTTTAGCCTTCCCTCACTTGCATGGTGAGCGAGATGGTGATGGTTCTTTCGGCGTCCTGCTGCCCATCGTCGGGCGACTCGGCACCGGTTGCGAAGCTGATCGTTTCGACGCCGATGCGGCATGAGCTCGACGGCGTGGTCGGCGTGAAATTGGGGTTCGCGCTGAAGTACGCGCCGATGAAATCGGCAATAGTTGCGATCTCGAGCAGATTGTCGCCGATGATCGTGATGGTGGCCTCGATGGCCCAATGCCCCGAAAACGTGCCTGGATGGTGCTGCACGGGCGTACAGGTGCAGTCGTACACGGCGACAGGCGTCGGCGTTCCGGCCACACGCATGGACGCATTGAGCGGCGGGACAGGAGCCGCCGAGGCGCAGGCAGCGCTGGCATAGTCCACGAACGACGTGAGCGCGTCGTAGTAGCTCATGCCAGCGCCTTTCGAGCTTCGACAATGATCTGCTCGGCAACGGCCTCGAACATGGCCTGCGCGGAACGGCGAGCCCACCGAAGCGAGCGATACGAGCCCGGAACGCGCTTGCCGCTGGCTTTGTGCCGGAAACCGCCCTCGAGCAGATGCCAAATTTTTTGCCGATGGCGGGCCCGCTTGGCCGCGTAATCGACGCCGATCTCGAACATGAGTCGCGCACCGGGCCCCGCGCCCATGCGCCTCGGACCGTCGAGCTTGACGGCCGAGGCGATGGCGCGACGGTGGATTCCGGTTCCGTCGTAGTTGGCCGTACGCCACACCGTCGCGAGGGTCTTGACGTATGGCTTCGTCGCCGTCCGAATGGCCCGCCGGCGCACGTTCTCGGCGATGCGGGCGGGCAGGCGCTCGAGCAGCCTGGCGGCCTCGGCGCGGTTGACGGTGACCTTCACCTTGGTGCCGAGGCGGGCCCCGGCGGATGGGCCGCGGATCATGGCACCACCTCGGTGGCTTCGATCTCGAGGCGACGCTGGCGGCCGTCGCGGTCCCAACAGCCTCGAAGGTTGAAGTAGCGGGTAGTGCCGCGGTCCACCCACTTCAGCCGGCTGCGGGTCGTGACGTCAGGATGCCAGGCGGCGAGGATGCGCCAGTCGGTGCGGATGGCGGGCCCGCCGTCATCGACCACGTCGTTCGTCTGCATCTGCTCGGCGTGGCAGGAAATGACGGCGATGTCCGTCCAAGTCTCCGCTGCCTGGCCGAGAGAATCCGTCGTGACGCTGCGATTCTGCACCGTCATGGCGTAGCGCAGCATTCCGGACGGGACGTGGGCCATTAGCCAATTCCCTTCCCCATCATGGCCGAGATGCGGTCCCAGTAGTCACTCGACAGGGTTACCGTATCGTCGCCGCGGCTCGCAACGTGGTGCGTCACACGCTGGAGCAGCGCCATTTCGAGTAGCGGGTTGAGCGTGTTGCTGCCGCAGCTCACGGTCAGGACCAGCGGGTAGGACAGGTCGTCCTCGTCCAGGCTCGCGTACTGGAGCCCGTTGATCGTGACCAGCGTCAGCGTGATCGTGACCGAGTTGTCATCCACGCACGTCACGGCCGTGACCGGCTGCCGGGTGAGAAGTACCAGCTTCTCGGTGTTCGTCGGCTCGACGCCGACGTACTGCGTCCGGGTGACCGGATCGACCACCCATCCGGTGCGCTCTTCGAGCTCGCGAACGGCCGCCAGCCAAGCAATTTCGATGGCCGGATCATCCTCGGTATGAGGAATCCGCGCCCAGCTTCGGAACTTGGCAAGGTCGAGAGGCATCGTGCTCCTTCAAGCAGGGGCGTCGGGGGTGCAGCCCGACGCCCCTGCCGATGGGAGGAGAAGAACCGTCAGGCGTTGGTGACCTGGAGCTGCACGAGCGACTTCACGCGGGTGAAGGCCGAGTTCGCGAACGCCATGCCCTGGAAGATCACGCGGGCCGAGCTGGCGGCGGTGATCTCGTCGCGGATCATGCCGATGCCGCCCCACTCGCGCACGGAGAATCCGTCGCGGATGTTGCCGAGGACCGCGAGCACGTTCTTGCCGCCAGCCGACGCGACGTGCGCCGGGAGGTACTCGGTGACGTAGACCGGGAGGCCCATGAGCGTGAACGGAGCCGCGCCGACGAGCGCCGCGTCAGCCGACGGAACGAAGATCGGCACACCGTTGACCACGATGCCCGCGATGGTCGCGTAGACGTCCTGCGGGATAATCCACGACGCCGAGCCCCAGTACGCGGCCGGGAGCTTCGAGTAGCGCATTTCGGACATCTTTGCGACCGTTACGCCAGCCGTGATGGCCGCCGCACGCGTCGTGCTTGCCGAGGTCGCCGTCGTGATATTCACGTTGGCGTTCACGTTGAAGATGCCCGTGGGCGAGTTCGTGCCGGTGCCGCCGATGTAGCCCCATTCGAGGTTCTTCGAGAGCTGGCGCTGGAGCGTGTCCATCACTTCCATCTCGACGTCGAAATTCGCCTGGCGGATCAGCTGCTGGCTCACCTGGGTGAACGGGATGCAGGGAACCGGTGCGAGCGGGACCTCGGTGAAGGTCGGATCGATCGACGTACGCGCCGTCGTGGCCGTGTCAGGCTGCGTCCAGGCCGAGGTATAGCCAGCCGTCTCGAGGTTGTTGTAGCGCAGCGTCGGGTAGCCCTGGACGCCGGTGCGGATGTCCGCGAGGTTGCGGACCACCGTGTTCGCGTCGAGGTACTTCAGGATGCCGTCCTCGTAGATCTTCGGGATGAGCACGCTGCTCGACGCGGTCGAGATGATTTCGCGCTGTTCCGGTGCACGGCCGCCCTTCAGGTAGCCGAGGAACTGCTCGCGGTACTCGGTCGAGGAACGCCAGTCCTCGGCCTTCTCGCGGTTCTCCTTGCCGACCTTTGCCAGCACGGTGTGGCTGGCGAACTTCTCGCGCAGCTCGGCCGCGGACCGCTTCTGGTTGAGGTCCTTGAGCTCGTCCATCAGCTCGGTGGCGCGGGCCTCCTGCTCGGCGCTGATCTCGTCGTGAGCGAGAATGCCGTTTACTTCCGCCTCAATCGCCTTGCGGCGCTCGATGATTTCTGCCTGCTTCATAGCGTGATGCTCCGGTACCGCAGACGAAGCCGGGCGAGCGCCCGGCTGTAGGTGCGAGCTTCGGCGGCCGTCTGCGGGTACGCGCCGGATTCGACAATGGACACCTCGCGTAGATCAACGTCTACGAGGGTGCGCTCGGTGCCCTTCCAAGCGTCCGAGCGAACGATGAAACCGAACGACATTTCGGACAGGACGCCCGAATCGACCAGCGCATAGACGTCCTTCGCCCGCTGCGTGTCGGGCAGCTCGACGTCGAACGCCAGCCCGCGTGTGTCACTCGCGAGCTTGAGGCGCTGGCTCTTGGTGTTTGCGAGCAGCTCGCGCCGGTCATGGCCGACCAGGAGCGAGATGTTCCCGGCGAGGCTCCGGTCGAATGCGCCGCGGGCGACGCGCTCGGTGAACGGCTTGCCGCCGTTGACGCTGCGAACGACCAGCGGGTGGCTTGGTGCGTCATAGACCGCGGCATATCCGGCGATCCGGTTGCCCTGGCGCTCGAAGCTCGTCGTACGGACCTCAAGCATCCTCGGCCTCCTCGTTGTCGGGCCCGGTGGCTGCCGACGCGCCGCCAGGCATCGTGACCGCCGGCGTGTCGAGCCCCTCGACGGGAGGCAACCCGAGGTAATGCCTTGCGTCGTTGGGACTCATCACGCCCGCGAGGACGAGCTTCGAGAACGCCATCCCCTGGTCGCGCAGGTTGCCCCGCGTGATCGGGGTGGTGTCGATGCGGACCGTCTCGCCGGGACCGCACAGCTTGCGCGTGAGCTCCGACTCCCACGCGCTCGCCCATGCGGCGATGGCACCGTCGGCGTATGCGCGGGCCGTTTCAGCCTGGCTTGAAAGCGCACCGCCGCCCTGCTGGAACAGCATTTCCGGCGGGACGCCGAAGGCGCGGGCGATTTCCTGCACCGAGAACCGCCGGGACTCGAGCATGGTGCCCGACGTCTCCTGGCTGATCTTCTCGGCCTTCATGCCCTCGCGCAGGATCAGCGGGCGCGACGCGCCGTCGGCCGTGGCATGCATGTTCATCCAGGCGTCGCGGATGGCCTGCACCGTCTGGTCGCTCATTGCGCCCGGGTGCGTGATGGCGACCTTGCCCATGCTGCCCGTCTTGACAAGCGACGCATGGGCGGCCGATTCGTCGGCCGCCAGCTGCATCGTCCACCGCGCCGCCTCAAGCGGCGATCGGTACCAGCACGGGTTCAGGTGATCCGGGTAGCAGCCGATGTGCAGGATCTGATCCTGCGCCAGCACCGTCTGGCCGACGCGGTACTCGACGCCATCGTCTCGGATCTCGGCGCTCATGGCGTCCGCTGGCACCGGCTGAAGCTCGGCGACCGAGCCATCCGAGCCGCGGCGGATCAGCGCGAGCCCGTTGCCGTGCATCAGCGCCGTCGAGGTCGTGTACCGCCGGAACTCGTAGCCCGACTGCCAGCGGCTCGCGTCACGGTTCAGGAGCATGGCCACCGGGTGATCCGGCAGCTTCTGCCCGGCGTTGTCGTACACGTTGACCGTCAGCCGGGCGATGTCGGCCGAAATGAGCTGCGTCGCCCGCAGGACCGCGGGAATCCCGTCGGCCGGTCCGGCCATGACAGGCTCTGGTCGCGTGTAGATCGCGACGCCTGACTTGAACCCGAAGAACCGTGAGAAGAAGCCCACGGTCGCATAGAACACAAGTGCCCAAAATCGTCAAGGCCAAATCCGGCAAACACGGTCTATCCGAGCGGGCAAGTTGACGCGCTCAATCCGGTCGCCGTGCGGACTTGATGGTGCTCCATGAGCAGCGCCGCCATGTTCCCGGCGACCACGGCGTCGGTGTTGCCGGAGCTGCGGCCCTTCACCGGGCGGATGTTGCCGACGTTGTCGGCGATCAGGCGCACCGAGTTGAGCGCCGCCCGCAGCACCGGGTCGGGCTCGTAGAACAGCTGCTTCGACTTCAGGAGGTCGCCCCAGAGCTTCCACGCCGGTGCCATCGTGCGGATCGACTGGTCCACCGGAACGATCGGCCAGCCCTTGTCCATCCAGCGTTTAATGTCCTTCGCCTGGCTTGGGTGCGGGTCAACGCCGATCTTCCTGACCCCGAATTGGTGCATCAGGTTCTCGATTTCTGCTTCCACGATGGTCATATCGTGCCATTCGCCGGGCATCCGCCGGAGGTGGCCCTGCTCGACCCACGCGCCGAGCGGCTGCTTGCAGCGCTTCTCGTCGCGCCCCATGTCGGTGCCGGCCCACCATGACACGTTCCGCGCCCGGATCACGCCGCCGTCCACCACCATCAGGCACAACGTCGTGAGGTCAAGCTGCGGCCCGTAGCCGCCGCGGGACAGGTCCAAGCCGATGACCGCCGGCGCGCCCTGGAGCCGGGTCCAGTCCGACGGCTGCATCTGCCGCTCGAGCACGGCAAGGTCGATGTCGGTCGTGGCGAGTTCGTGGTACCGGCAGGCGAGCTGCGTCTCGAACTCGGCGATCTGCGCCGGGTCGCCCGACTCGAGCATGGTCCGCGCCGAGAGCTCGAGCTGGCCGGGGTCGATGATCACATTTAGCGCCGGATGCGCCTTCGGCCAGGCGGCCGGGTCGGATGCCTGGTCATCCTGCTCGAGCCCGTACAGCATCGGCCACCAGCCCGCCGGGTACGGGGTGCCGTCGGCGATGGCCCGCTCGAGGGCGTCCCAGTAGCCCCAGATGGGCCGCGTCTTCTGCTCGGGGTCAGGCGTCGTGATGGCGAGAAGCTGCGACGTCGGGAACTTGGCGAGGCCCGTCAGCAGGCGGCCGAACGCTTTCTCCATGCGAGCGACCTCGTCGGCGATGACCATGCGGGTCGTAAGCCCGTCGAGCGCCTTGTCGGTGCACGGAAGCGATATGTACCGGTTGTTCCCGTGCTTCACCCGTCCAGGGTGCGCGGGCGTTGAGCCGCCTGACTTATTCCAATCAGCGACGCCGAGCGTCTCGGACATGACCGCCATGCGCTCGAACGTCTTCTGGGCGAGGCGCGAATCCGGCGCGACACTCGCGAACTCCAGCCGCGTCAATGGGTCTCGCATGGCCGACATAAGCAGGCTCGCGGCAAACTCGGTCTTTCCGTTGCCTCGGGCGACCGCGAGCAGCAGCGCCTTCGTCGCCGGCGTGTCGGACTTACGGCCGTTCACCATGCGCCGCCTGGCGAGCAGGATCATGGCGACCATGCATTGCCACGGCATCCAGACGAGCGGCTGGCCCGCGCCAGCCTCCGCGCCCTGCCCGCACTTGAGCGCGAACGCCCTGGCGTCCTCGGCGAGCTGCTCGTCCCACCAGACGCCGTGCTCGCCTGGCTTCGCTCGCTCGGCAAGGTACCGACGGCACGAATCGCGGATACGGGCGTTCGCCACGATCGACCCATCGACCACCGCACGGGCGTAGGCGTCCGCGGCGTCTGCGCATAAACACGGGTTCCGCCGATGCTTGCGACGTGTGTCTGTTTTGACGGTCCCTACGCCGCGGTGGCCCCGCCCCACAGACCCCCTCGGGGGCGATGGGGGGGACCCATTATCCGATCGGGTCGCGGAACTGGGCGATTTTTTTGCCACAATCTTTCCCCTGCTCCGTTGCGGTTTTTATCGCATGGCATTGTCGGCAAAGGCTTTGCAAGTTCGACCATTCATCCGATCCACCCTTGTGAAGTGGCACAATGTGGTCGCATTCGAGCTCGGCGATTGCTCCACACTTGGCGCATTGGACATGCACCGCCTTGAACGCCTTGGCCCTTCTGCCCCATGACCCTGGTCGTGCATGCTGAATCGACTTGCCATAGTCGTATGCCTTGCCCAGGCCACCCTCGAACCTAAACCGTCGCATTCGCAATCCCGTTCACGGCGTCGATCATGCGCTCGGTGTCTTCAAGCCGCCACACGACCAGCCAGGGCGAACGGTCTTGCCTGCACACCACCACAGGCACCTGGTCGGCCTTCGCATCACGTACGGCCTGCTGCATCCAGCGCTCGGCGAAGCCGCATGTCACGCTGATATACGCGAGGTAGTTGCGCCGCAGGATGCCTGGCAAGTGCTTTAACCGGCAGTAGGCAAGTTCGCCAGCAACGAGGAGCGCCGTGTCCTCGCTTCGCTTGACCCACCATGTGAGCCCTGCCTTGTAATGCTTCACCTCCCAATGGACCGTCTTCGGGCCCTTGATCGGCTCAATGTCGCCCGAGCCCTTGCCATTGAATTGCTGCGTCCGATGGAACATGACGCCGAGCAGCTCACCTACGTCGCGTGCTGCTTCGAGCTCGGCCCGCTTGCCCTTACTGCGTGACTGGGTCATGCGTCCACCCATTGCCCTTGCCGCCACACTTGCGGAGGCGTAGCCGGTGGCCGGTCGTGCTTCGCGTCCG